CAACGCCAGGGCATGCGCAATTGGGTGTGAGTTGTGTTCGGTTTGCGCATGATGCAATGTGGGCCGGCGAGGGGTGGGGGGCTCGATGAGTGTGATATTTTCTGCTCGTGGCTGGGCGCTGCGTCCGCCCTCGTTACACCCCAAAACCCCCATCGGCTGGGCTCGCAACCATCAGTGCGAGGCATGTGCTGCAGCTGGGCTATGCTTCGTTGCACACGCCAGGCCGCACCGATCGATGGTCGACGCGAGCGCGAGCGCGGCTTATTGAGACTGGCCAGGGGCGACATCGTAAGTCGGTGTGCGGCAACGGGTTGGGGCCCCCCGCTGGCCAGAAGTTTGCCCGCGACCCCCCGGTCGCGCGAGCGAGCGTGTAATCAATATTGAGAAGTAACTACCAACCCCCCTTTTCTCCCTGCCCCCCTCTGACCCCCTTGGGGCCCCTCGATTCTTGGGGAGTTTGCCCGGATGTGGGACGTTTTCTGGGCATGGAAACCTTTCCTGGAGGCTGGTGGTGTGGGCAAGAAGAAGTTGCGAGGTGAGGAGTTGCCGAAGCGTTTGGCGAAGAAGCTGGGCGATGTGGAGGCACGTAGTGAGTCGGTGGATGGTGTGGAGCTTGAGTTGTTTGGCGACGGTGATGTCGGTGTTGGTGATGGGGATGTGTCTGACGATTCTGGTGTTGTATCTGACGTGGAGCGAGCGGCTGTCGACTGGGCGGCGGCGAACGAGTTTGACCTTGGCCGGCAGGAGGAGAAGAAGCGGAGGGAGGAGCGTCGCCGTCGGGAATTGGAGGAAGCTGAGCGACGGTGGCAGGACTTGGAAGATCGAGGCATATCGAGTCGGCGGACGTTGGCTGACGATGTGATGTGGGTTTATGAGCGGCTGGATGATTCGCGTGCGACGGAGGTGGAGAGCCCGAGTCGCGGAGCCTGGTCGCTTTTGAAGTGGGCGCGGGACAAGGCTCACCGGACGCAATTTTTTAGTCGGCTTCTTCCTGACGCTGAGCGGGAGATGTCGTTGCGTCGGCAGAAGGCGGAGGAGATTGAGGCGGCGGCCGAGAATGTGGATGAGCTGGAGATGGACCGGCAGGAGCGGATGAGTCAGGAGAAGCTGCGGGCTTATCTCAAGGCGGCGATCAAGGAGAGTCAGCGGATCATTGTGGATTCGAACGGCCGTGTGCGGATACCGAATTTGAAGAACCCGCTTCGCGAGGAGTCGTGATGCTTGTGGTTCACGAGGGCCGAACCTGGTGGGTTTGTGATGGGTGGTGCGACCGGTACGAGACGCGGCCTGCCTGGGAGTCGTCGCTGGACTGGCTGCAGGTGATTTACACTCGCTACAAGCCGGCCCATGTGGAGCATTTCTGCCCTGAGTGTCAGCCAAGGATGGCGGCCGAGTGTGAGTCGCGAAGTGATCGGGAAATGCACCGCAGGTTAAAGGACGGATTGTGAGCGACCAGCATTCGATGTTTGTCTCGGCGTTTGATGTCGAGCAGTTTCCGATTGGCGAAGTGCGTCAGTACACCGGCGAGGGGATGTCTGCCTCCCTGGCCGATATGCCGTACTACGACTTGGTGCCGAAGGAGTTGATACCGCAGTTGCGGTGGCGGCTTTATGTGCGGGCTCGCGGGATGGTCGATGCGGAGTTTCGTGAGGCGATCAACCAGGCGGCGGCCGAGGATGTGCTGTTCTTTGCGAACACGCTGGGCTATGTGGAGGAGCCGCGGCCGGTCTCGCGTGAATTGCCGATGAACACCTGGCCGGATCAGGATGAAGCGTTGGCGGCCATGGAGGAGTGCTTTGGTGTGCGGGAGTTTTGTGCTGAGAAAAGTCGCGGCGTCGGATTTTCTTACATATTGGTGACGCTGTTTCTGCAAAAGTGGAAGTGGCAATCTCGCGTTCGTCTTGGCCTTGTGAGTCGCGACGAAGATTCGGTCGACAAGAAGGGGGACGATGATACGTTGATGGCGAAGCTGGACTTCATGTTCAGCTGGCTGCCGCAGTGGATGCGATGCCTGGATGACGGCCGGGGCCCCACGATCCTCGACCGGACTTACACGAACCACCGCTTTTACAACATCGAGAATCAGGCCTCGATATTTGGCTACGCAGCGACAGGCGACGTGATGACCGGTGGCCGCAAGACGGCCATCGGCCTGGATGAATTCGGCAAGTTCAAGAAAAAGGAGGATGCGCAGGCGTTGGCATCGACGCAGCACGTGACGAACTGCCGGTTTTTTGTATCGACATACAAGGGCAACAGCAACGAGTTCTACAAGCTCGCGAACACGCCCAGTCCGATGCTCAAGTACATCAGCGACTGGAAGACGAACCCCGAGCGGTCGCGTGGTTTGTACACAAGTGAGAATGGCGAACTGCTGATTCTTGACAAGGGCTTTCAGTATCCGCTGGACTATGAATTTATACTGGACGGCAAGATCCGTTCGGTGTGGTACGACTATGAATGGCGGCGGCCAGGTGCAACGCCGCAGTCGATTGCCGAGGAGCTGGATCGCAACCCGCGTGGCTCGGTCTCCAAGGTTTTCTGCGACGAGTTCTTCCACGTGCAGCGGCAGTTTGTCGGCCCACCGCTGCACATTGGCTCGCTGATCTATGACGAGCATGGGACTCCTGACAAGTTTGTGGCGAAGTCGAACGGCAGTTTCAGCCTCTGGATGCCAATCAGCAGCGACGGCCGGCCAGGCTACCCCGGGCCGTTTATTATTTCGTGCGACATTTCGGCCGGCACCGGGCAGAGTTCATCGAGCAACTCGTCGCTAGAAATCATCGACAGCCGTCGCCGCGAGCAGGTGGGGGAGATCATCAGCAACCGCATTCGGCCGCACGCATTCGCGCTGCTGGCCATGGCTGTTGCCCGCTGGCTGAACCAGAATCGCAGCGACCAGAACACGATCATCACGTTCGAGAACAACGGTGGCCCCGGGTCGGACTTCGACAAGACCCTCAAGCAACTGGGTTACGCCAACATTTACCGCGACCGGAATTCCAAAGGAAAGAATCGCCAGAACGGCTACCGCAAGCCGGACGACGGATCAGAAATCTTTCTCAACCTGGAAGGTGTCGGCCTCGACAAGCAGGTCCGCATTCGCAGCGACATGGTGCTCCGCGAGCTCGACCAATACGAGTATCGCAACGGCCGGATCATCCACGTCACCAGTTCTGATGGCGACGACGAATCGGCCAAGGGGAAGCCCCACGGCGACTGTGCGATTGCGTTCGCGATTGGTGCGATGCTGCTTTCGGTGGGCGTGATCGCTGGTCGACAGCCCGAGCCGGAGCGCCCGCCGCCAGGTTCGGTTGGGGCTCAGTATGAAGCCCTGCGACAATTGCAAGCCAACTCACGCGACGGCATCTGGTGGGACGACGCATCGGGCCTGCCTTCCTCTCCCTACGCCTGGAACTAGCTATGAATCCACTCAATCCCCAGCATCGCCAGCGACTCTATGCGTCCATCACGACTTCATTCAGGAACATGGAGCCGTACCGCCGCAGCCGCGTGCAGCATATCCAGTCGTTCGCTGGCACCGACTACGGCCGCCAGCTTCTGGGTGATGTCAAGCTGCTGCCCTACGTGAACCTGATGCAGCAAACGGCCGAAGCCTACAGCGTTGCCTTGGCCTACAACTCGCCGCAGTACCGCTTCGATACGCAAATGCCGAACATCGAGCCCTTTCGGGTTCGGTTCCAGACAGCCCTCAACAATCACGTGAAGCGACTGCAACTCGAACACGAGTTTCGCATGGCTACACTCGACGCATTCTTCCGCCTGGGTGTGATGCGGTCGTACTACGGAGAAGACCCGACCGCCCTGTTTATCTCGGTGCCGGGAACCAAGCCGGGCTCGCCGCAAGCTGGCCGCGTCAGTCTCGACAATCTGGTCATGGATATGACATCGAGCGACCTGCGGAAAGTGGGATATTCTGGCGACCGCTACCAGGTGCGGCTGGAAGATTTGCTGGAAGACGACAGCGTAAACCCAGAAGCCAAGGCGGCACTCGAGCGCCGCGTGGCACGCGAAGGGGGGATGCACGAAGACGGCCACTCGGGCGACGACACTTCACTGGCCAGCAGCATTTCGTCGCGCGGCCACGATCGCACCGATGCCTACTTCGAAGATATGGTGTGGCTGGCCAACATCTGGTTGCCGCGCGAAGGAAAGATCATTGTCGTGCCGGTCGATCGCAACTTCACGTGTGGCGACTACGACACGCCGCCGCTGAAAGTCATTGACTGGACGGCCTCTCCGCTGGGGCCTTACAGCTACCTGACGTTTGCCGACATTCCCGACAACGCGATGCCCTATTCGATCAGCGAAAACCTGTTCGGACTGCACGTGCTGTTTAACAACTTGCTTGTGAAGAATGCCGCGCGGGGGCGAGCCCAGAAAGACTTGTGGGCTTATGAGTCTGGTGGCGAAAAGGATATGAAGAATCTCCAGGATGCCAAGGATGGCACAGCCGTGAGGGTCGACAACCTCGACCGCGTGCAGCTATTCAAGACGAGCGGCCTCGACGGCGGGATTGCTGCCCTGGGTGCCAGCGTGCTCGATCTGTTCAATCGCAGCAGCGGCAATGCGGAACTGATGAGCGGGCTTGGCGTGTCTGCCCCGACCGCGCGGCAAGAGCAATTGCTGGCCCAGCAAGTCGGCCGCCGCGAGGCTGAGTTAAAGCGCCGCACGCATGTCTTCGCGACCAGCGTCGGCAACAACCTGGCCGAAATGATCCACGACGATCCGCTGCTGATCGTCCCTGGCCGCCACGAAGTCGGTAACACCGGGCTGACGGTCGATGCGACGTTCTGGCCCGACGACATCATGCCGCGGCCGGCCAGCTACCAAGACTACGAACTTGACCTCGAATACGACTCGATGACGTTCCGGTCGAGCGGCCAGAAACTCGCCCAGGTCCGTGAAGTGGCTCAGTTCATGGTGAACATGGCTCCTCTCTTGCAGGCCCAGGGGGGCATGTTCGATATCCGCGAGTATCTGGAGATCGAGAAGGAGTTTGGCCGGCTCCCCGAGATCGCCCGCATGTTCCGATTCCAGCTCGCGCCGGAGCAAATTTCCCAGGAAGTTGGGAAAGTTGGGGGCAATTCTGCACGTGAGTATATTCGCCGCAACGTGTCCGAGGGACCGTCGCCTTCGTCTGCTCAGCAAATGCTTGCTCAGCAAATGCAGGCTTCCAACAACGACTCGATGCAAACGGCGATGTGATGGGGCAGGTTCTGGTTGACGGCAAGTGGGTGGATTCGGAATCGAAGGCGGCCAAGGAGTTTCGCCGCCGATCGGCTCGGCCCTCGTCGTGCCAGACCTACACCGAATCGAAACCGTTTGTTTCGCAGGCACTGGCGGTGCATTCGTCGCAGGTCGCGGCGATGAACGAGGAAGTGAAGGCCGCCGGCCTCTCGTCTTCGATTGCCTACTTGCCTGATGGGTCGCTGCGCGTCACGAGCCGACAAGCCCTCGCCGAAGAATGCAAGCGCCGCGGCGTACTGAACGCCGACGCGGGATACGGCGACCACGCCGGAAACTAACCAGGGACCAACTATGTCTGTCGAGCATACCCCACCTGCAAAGACAATGGACAACGAAGCGACCGCCGCCAGTTCAAGCGAATTGGCTGGCCGGCTGGAGAGCGACCAAGGGTTGCTCGATATGGCCAACAAGATGTTCAGCGAAAGTGGCGGTGACACTGGCGCGCCGAGCAAGCCGCCGACCGAGCAATACTGGATCGACAACGACGACGATCCGCCGGCCGACCCTGCTTCACCACCCGCCGATCCGACCCCGACTCCCCCGGCCGCACCAACCGCTCCGCCGGCCGAACCGCCAGCCGACGAGCCCCCAGCGGACGGGCCGAAGTATGCCGACCTGGCCGCCCAGTATGGCGCTGACCCGTCGTGGCTCGACTCGTACGCCACGCGCGAAGACGCCGAAGCCGCCCTGGCCGAATGGGATCGCCAGTTGATCGCCTCCGGTCAACAGCGACCGCAGCAACCCGAGGGGATGCAGTCGCCCTACTACCAGCAGCCCCCGCAACAATTCACCCCGCCTGGTCAACCGCAGCAGCCGCAGCTGCCGCCGGAAGTCCAGAAGATTTTGTCTGAGCTACCCGACGATGAGCCGGTTCGCGGTGCCGTCGATTTCATGCTCAACAAGATTTCGCAGAACGATCAGCTGATGCAGTCGCTGATCATGCAGCAGCAGCAGGTCGCCCAGCAAGCCGCCCAGCGGCAGCAGATGCAAACCATCCAGTCGATGAATTCTGCATTCGACAAGATGGATTCGAATCTGTTCGGGAAGACCGAATCGCTGAATCCGCTGCAGCAGTCCACTCGTGTTCATGCGGCTCGGCAAATCGAGTCCATTGAATACCAGTACCTGTTAAACGGCATGACACCACCCCCCGTCGAGGTGCTGGTGGAGCGTGCCAGTCGCGCCCTTTATCTTCCGCAGCTGTTGCGGGAGCGCGAATTAAAAAATGCGAAAGCTGCTCAGCAGCAAGCTCTGCGCAAGACGGGTGCCCCCGCTTCGCCGCCAACCGAAGTTGGTTCGTTCGGCAAGCAGGCGGCCCAGCACGCCGATGTGCCACTGGAAGAAAATCCGGTGTTGCATCAGCTGTACGCCCACCTCGAAGCACAAGGCTAGCTCCTGACGGCTCCACTATAAGGAGTTGTTTTCATGGCAGGTCTTCGGCCCGACCAGCAAGACGAATTCGTTCGGAATACGTTGCCGGTCTTTATGAAGGACAAGTGGAAGGACTTGTCGCTCGATCGCCAATACTACTTGGTTGCCGAGCGATTCCTTTCCGAAAAGAAAATGCAGGTCTCCGGTGGCCAGTATCTGCAAGAGCAGATTCAGGTCCGCAATACGGGCACCTACGAGCACACTCACTGGTTTGGAGTGTCCAAGAGCAAGATCGTCGATCTGACTCAGACAGTCCAAGTGCCGTGGGCCATGGCTCGCGTTTCATGGGCATACTCGATTTACGAAGATGCCTGGCAGCAGGGTCCGCAAAAGATCCTCAGCATGATCGCTGTTCGCAAGCACGCGATGTACAACGATCTGATGGATGGTATGGAAACCGACTTCTTCTCGAAGCCTTCGGGTCCAGACCAAACGCCAGCAGCGCCCTACGGCTGGGCTTACTGGTTCCCTGCCCCGAGTGTTGGCAACAAGGCGTTCCACCAGAACACCAACTTGCCAGCGGGCTTCACCGATGTGGCTGGGCTGAACCCCCAGACCTATTCGCAGTGGGCACCGGCTGGGTTCGTTGCGACGAACTACAGCCAAGGGGACTTCTTTAAGAAGCTCGCCGAGTGCATCGACAAGTGTCACTATCGTCCGCCGAACAACTACGCGGAAATCGATGGTGGCAAGCCGAACTACATGCTCCACACAACCTACAAGGTGGTGCAGAAGTTCCACGACCAGCAGGTCATGTCGAACGACCAGTTCCGCATGGACGTTGGCCGTTATCGCAACACGGTGCTGTTCCGCGGCATTCCCGTTCGTTGGGAGCCGGCGCTTACCAATTCCAACAGCCCGGTCTACGACTCGCTGAATCAGATTCGTGGTATCTCTTGGAAGACATACAAAATGATCTTCAAGAGTGGCTACGACCGATTCCAGCATCCACCCATGAGCGACATGGATCAGCCGGGCGTTCGCCGGATGTTCATGGACAGCCAATGGAACTGGATCAACACCGACCGCCGGCAGAACTTTAGTGGCTACTGCACCGAAGTGCTGAACTAAATTCCACACCGGTTCATTTGCTTTAACCAACCAACTCCATCCAGGAGACTATTCACGTGGGTAATCAATATTTACAGTCCGAGGGCAACCGCAAGGATCGGGGGTACACCCGCGACCTTTGGGGGATGTCCCCTGACCAGGAGGTCATGGAAAACCCGCTGTTTGGCGTGGGCTTCTATGACGATATGTTCGGCGTGGCCGACTGGACCAAGAGCAACCTCAATAGCGGCTCGGCGACGTTTGTCGCTACCGGTGTTGAGGGTGGCGCTGCCAAGCTCGATGTGGGTGCCACCACCGCCAACCATGGCGGTCAGGCCCAGTACGGCGCTGGCATGGTGAAGAACACCGAGGGCGTAGATTTGTTCTACGAAACCCTCGTTCGCTTCAACACCATTTCGACCGCTCCGAACGCACTCATCGGCCTGGCCGAAATCGACACGACATTACTGGGGGCCTCTGGTGCTCTGGGTGTCGATGACTGCATTGGGTTCAAGCTCAATGCGGCCGACGGCAAGCTCGACTTCGTGGCGGTCATTGGCGGTTCGGCGACGACTCGCGCCGACCTGTTCACGCCGGTCGATGGCGAGTGGCTGCACCTGGGATTCCGCGTGCATAGCGGCCGCCTTGCGGTGCCGTTTATCAACAAGGTCGCCTACGACGGCGACAGCCAGATTATCAACGGCCTGTCTCTGATGCCGGACCAGATTCTGGCGCCAAGCTATGCCCTCACCGGTGCGGGCACCGTGCGTCCGACGCTCGATGTCGACTGGGTGAAGGTCGTCAGCGCCAACATGATGTCTGTTCGTAGCTAGTTTCCCGCCCTGGGTGTCCATGCTGTCGCTTACCCTTTCTCGGCAGCATGGCACCCTGGCGGCTTTTTTAACCCCACCCCACCGAGTTTGTTATGCACTTCACTCCCCAGAACCACGACTTACAGGGCATGTCCGAAATGCTCGGCTGCCCCGCAAATGCACTTCCGCCCGGCTTGGTGACCAAGCTGGGCGTTGCTCGTGAAGTGATGAACATGATCGGGCGTGCCGACACAGTACCGTTCGAAGTCATGCTGATGATCGCGATGGAAGAAATACTGGCCGACCCGCCACCATCGCTCAAGGAAGCATACAGTCGCGCGGCAAACAGCCAGGCATCGTGGCAGCAAAGCCAGAAGCCCGAGAACAATCGCAACTACACCTACCTCCGCGAGCACAACTTCCTGGGCCAGCATGAAGCCAACGACGAGATGATCTCGCCGCCGCCCGCGCCGCCGCAAATGACTCCCGAGAAAGTCGCCGCATTGCCTGTTGGTACGTCGGTGATTTTCGTCGACGAGAAGCGGGGTGGCCTCAACAGCGGGCTGCTGCAAGGCATGGCCGGCGATATGGCGCTGGTGATGACTTCCGACTCGAGTCGGCCGGTGGCGGTCGTCGCCTCTGATATTCGCACGCAAGGCTAACCGATGTCGTTCTACACGCTTGCCAACGATCACTTGTCCCTGCTGCTTGGCAATGGCGCGGCAAGTTCGTGGAGTTCCGACGAGCAAGCGCGTATGAAGCTGATTCGCGACTCAGGGATGCGGCGCGCGTACAACCCGCCGCCGCTCCCTGGCCGTCGAGCCCACCAGTGGTCGTTCTTACATCCGCGCTACACGATCAGCGGCCCGGCCCCCTACTCCGAAGGGACTGTGGCCATTGCCGCCGGCGTTGTCACTCTCACTGGCGGCACGTTTCCCGCCTGGTCGGCCGATGGCGAATTCGAAGTGGGCGGCATGTACTACCTGGTCGATTCCCGCGACTCCGACACCCAGCTGACCCTCGAAGACACCGGGGTCGCTTTCGATGCTGGCGAGAACTACGTGCTGCGGCAACACCGCTGGACGATGCCGGCCGACTTTGGGGGGATCGAAGGCGATATCACGCTGCGCAAAACGATTGATAATTATCGTATTTCGTTGCAACACATTCACGAAGAAGACATTCGCAAAATGCGGTCGGTGCGGGACTACCGCTACGAGCACCCGATTTACTACACCGTTTACCCGAAGTCTTACGACGGATCGGCGGCCCCGCGGTGGTTTCTGGAGATTTACCCCGGCCTCGAAGGGGCTCAGCTACTCGATATGCGGTACCGGGCCAACCCGCCCGAGCTTAACTCGACCACCAACGCTTACCCGCTTGGTGGCGAAATGCACTACGAAATGTTTCTGCAATCGATTCTGGCCGAAGCCGAGACCCGGCTGTTCGATCAGCCAGGGGAGCATTTCCGGCGATTCATGGAGGCGCTATCGACGAGTGTGTCGCTCGACGAGCAGCAAATGGCCCCCGACTCCCTGGGCCGCATGCGCGACGGCCGATCGGAGGAGTATGACCTGATGTTCACTGACCCTCACGCCATGCCGTACCAAATTCACAGCGGCATCGTGATTCCCGAAGGTATGGAGGATTTCTTTTAATGCCAGGTAACACCATCAACTACGAACTCGCCATGGCTGCTCTCGGCGGGGCGAACCTGATCCCCGACCCGGGCGATGGCGGCACAATTCACGTGGGCGACAAGTCGCACGCCATGTGCCAACTGGAAGACGCGGGCGGCACCGAAACCCGTACCATGATGACTGCCGAAGGCTTGCAGCCCGGCATTCAAGTCGACCTGGTGAAGGTGAAGGGGTCGTCGAACGTCAATGTGACGATCGAAACGATTGGCGGAACTTCACTCTACACGTTCACTGATCCCCACGAATTCCTGCGACTCGTGTCGGCATACAGTGAGATTACCGGCCGCTGCCACTGGATCGCTATTGCGAATGTGGGGGTTACAGTCAGCTAGTCCATGGCCAAGCGACAACGAGTGAAAGCGATCATCTTCCCCGTTGGGGGAGTCAACCGGGCGGCGGGCTTTCAGCAGCAGCCGCCTTATACTTGCGCGGACGCCAGCAATGTTTGGCCACGCGACATTGAGCTCGGTCGCTCGCGTGGGGGATCGAGACCGGGGCTGGCGACATACGGCGGCAGCCTCGGCTCGGACCCTCAATTTCTTGGTCGCATGAATGTTCGCACCGGCTCCGGGACCGGCTACGCCGAAACGCTGGTTGGCATCGCTGGGGGCACACTCAAAAAGAGCACGGCTGGCGGTAGCTGGGAGACTGTGGGTGCAACGACAATCACGGCCGGCCAGGGATGGGCCACGCCGGCGCTCGGCAAGCTGTGGATTCCGGCCCCAACACCCAAGGTGTGGGACCCGGCCGGAACGATTGGCAACTGGACGGCATCGGATGGCACATTCCCATCGGGCTGCACAATTGCCACTTCCTGGGCGGACCGCGTTGTGCTGGCCGGCAATCCGGCGGCCCCCAACGAACTTTACTTTGCCAAGCAGGGCGACCCGACCAACTTTGCGTACGGCGAAGACAACAGCCGATCGGCACTCCTTGGCAGCGCTTACTACGGCGGCCAGGTGGGGGAGCCGGTGACGTCCCTGATCCCGATTCATCGCCAGTGTCTATTGATCGGCTGCCCCAACCAGCTGTGGGTGCTGCGGGGCAATCCGACCGAGCGATCGGGCCGGCTCGATCCGCTGTCGTTTAATGTTGGGGTGCTGAGTCAGCACGCCTGGTCGCACACTTACGACGGCGGCGCGGCATTCCTCTCGAAAGCTGGCCTTTACTACATGCCCTACGGCTGCGGCCAGGCCCCGATACCACTCTCCGAAGAAGCGATTCCCGACGAACTGATTGGCATCAGTACATCGACCAACAAGATTGCGATGGCGTTCGACCGCACCATGATGGCGCTGATGATCTTCATCACGCCCAACAGCGGCAGCGGCCAGCATTACTGGATGGACTGGCGGAATCGCGGCTTCTGGCCCATGACCTACCCGGCCACCATGCAGCCGACCGCCGCGTGCAACTTCCCCCTGGCTGGCACCGACAAGAATCACGGCACGGCGATCCTTGGCTGCAAAGATGGCACGACGCGGCAGGCCGACCGCCAGACCGACGACGCCGGCGAAGTTATCAACTCGCTGATTGATATTGGGCCGTTTCGACTCTCGGGGACGATCGATGAGCTTGCACAGGTTCAAAGCTACCGCGTTGCTCTTGGTGCTGATTCTGGCACCGTCATTTCGACATTTGCCGTCGGCAAAACCGCCGAGGAGGCGGCCGAGAAGACCACGAGCGAGGCCGCGACCCTGGCCGATCCCAGTGTCCGAAACTTCCCGCGACTGCGGGGGCACGCGGGTGTGCTCTCGCTGGCATCGGCCGCAGCGTGGTCGTTCGAGGAAGCTTCGATTGCCATCACCGACTCTGGACGAATGAGGTAGTGGCATGGCCCGTAAGGTGGCGTTTAGCACGACTCCCTTGAACCCCCATGAATGCGTCATGGAGGATTGGGCCCATCGCGTCAGTGAAGCGATCGACATCATGGGCAATCCGCAGGTGCCCGAGGACAACGAAGGGCAGACCATCGAGCCATCCCGGGGGTGGGTGCGGTTCCAGTTGACGTCCCCTTTTTCAACCAAGCTGGCTGATGCGGTGGTGCTTGACGCTGGCAGCAGCCCCCTTTCGCCCGGCGAATCGATTCAGGTCTACGATGCCAACAATTCGTACTCGGCGGCAACCGGGAATGAAAAGGGCTACGCGCAGCCACTGGCATTCACCGATGGCGCTCTGCGGAACGAAATCATTAACATCCCCGGCTTTGGTGGTGGTGGTGGCGGTGAAGGGGATGTGTTCCTTAGCAACTTCTTTTTCCTGACGGAGACTGCCTATGACGAAAACCTGCACGCACCAATCTATATCTACGAGGACGGGGACGACCTCTACGTTTACTTAGTCTGGGAGGATGTGTACGACTGGTGGTACGCCACCATCTACGACGAGATTTACACGTCGATCTACGAAGACAATGTAGTTACGGTTGTTATCCAGAAGGGTGACGCTGGGCAGGATGCGGGCGATCCAGTTGAGTCGCACACTGGACGTTACTTCGACGCCCAGGTCGGCGGCACCGATGTGTGGGCTTTGGTGCAAGACGATAAGAGAATCGGTCGATTGCAACTTGCGGCGCTCAGCGAGCACACAGGATTCTTTGCCGGCACCACCTACGATCCTGGAAGTGATGAGCGGGAAGTGTTTTTGATCGACCCGCAGTTCACCGGCACCACGGTCGGTAAGGTCTACAACGACGTGCTGACGGCGGCTGATTGGTCAACATCGCCAGTCACGTTCGGCACCGGACAGGTGCAAGCCAAGAAAGTCGATGAGTCGGGCGACATTGTGGCGTGGGCGACGATTGATGTCGAAAACGTGCAAGAGCGAGAAGTACCCGAAGGGACCATCGTGACTTGCATCGATTTTGAGGGGCGGTGGATTGTCGACAGCACGGCCAGCACCATCACAACTCACTACGCCGTAGTCACGTCAACCGCAGCGGTCGCTACCTACAGCGGCACGCATACCGGCGGCGACTTTAAGTTCTGCCCCGGTACCGCTGGCAAGTGCGTGCTGGTCGAGAAAGAGATTGTTGCCGACGTGTGGACCGGCTGCTGGATCATGCCCGACACAGGCGAGGAATCTATTGCCGACTGGGAAATGAACCTGCATTCGATTTACGACGAGGTGCCATTGACCGCCGGGCGATTGATTAAGGTGTCGCAACTTGAAGGCTTGCCGATTGTCCCTGGACCGTACACCGAGCCGCCGGTGGTGTGGGGCGAGTACGTCCGCATTACCGATTACCTGCGCGAGCTTGGCGGCTGGTCGGCTAGCAGCGACATTGCCCTGTACCATGCCGCTGACGACGGGCAGGTCATCAAGTGGGGCGGCGACGAATGCCCGCCACCGGAGTAACGAGCCATGCCGCTGCCAGTCTTTCGATCGGGCGTGCCGCTGTTCCGCGACTCGGGGGGCGGCGTGCTGGTGCCGTCGTTTGCAGACGATCCGTGTGATTGTTGCGAAAGCGGAATAGAAGTAACGTGCCGCTCTTGCGGAAGCGCCCCAGAGCCAAGCACATTTCCGACGCAAATACAAATCAGCCTCAGCGGATTTACCGACTACTGGACGGCAAGCGATTGCTGCTTGTACGCCAATGCGTCAGTTATAAACGGCATGTACTTACTTGATTGGTTTGGCCCAACTGAGGGATCACCTAATGGTAGCGGATGTATCTTTTACAATTGCACTGAGCTAGGTGTGTCAGCAGAAGTCGATGACACTGGGCCGCCAGACTTCGATTTGATACCCGGTGCCGCTGAGAACATGGCAATCCATGTATATTTGGTGATTTCCTACAACACATTTTCCAATCTGTACACCGCCGAATTCGGTGTAGCTGGATACGTAAGGTGCATAGCAATCGGTGGTGAGCTTCGCTTTTTACATCGACGGATAGTAACAGGATTGGACAACACAACTTATCCAAGCTGTCAGTCGGTTTTGTTTGGCGAAATTGATGGTGTCGCAACCGACTTAGATGGTTCCATAGGCACGCTAATTGGCACGCCAACCTTTACGCTAACGCCATAATGAACTGCGAATGGAAAAAAATCAAACCGGGATTATTTGCCTGCCAGCGTGCCGGCTGTAGCAACCGCATTCGCGCCGAAGATTGCGAGCGATGCTATGCGAAGTGCAAAGCCTACCCGGACGAACCCTCACGCAACCCGCTAGACTGCCGCCACCTACTCGCCTTCACCGGCAACAACGCCCCGCTCGCCAAATGCGGCGGCTGCCAGACGGCGACCGGAGAAACGGGCATCTGGCAGTGCGAGTTGCACGGCTTGGTTACGCCGCTCGCTAAGAGCACTGACGCGACACTCCGCCACTGCGGCGGGTGTCGGGACTGGGCGGGCTCACAAAATAGCCAAGACAACCAAGGCCAACTAGCTCCGTTGGGGGCCATCCCCCCCGGCCGGTAAAATCTGCACCAGTCCACAACCGAGGGTTACCGATGGCCATCAGCAACCGGCGCGGCAGCGAGGCAGCGGTCCGCTACCAGCAGCAAATGTACAACCAGGCGATGCGGAATCTGGGCCGCAATATGCACAACGACTGGGGCAACGTGCGCGAGCCCGACTGGCGGGGCTACATGAACGCCATGGGGGGCAACCCGTTCACCGGTGCCGGCCGGCCCCGCGTGGCGGCCACGGCGCAAGCTGCCCCTGTGATGCCGCAGCTGCCATCGCTGCCTTTCGGTGGCGGTGGGGTCGCCGCAAGCGGCGGTGGCGGCTCGGCTCCTTCGATGGGGGAGCAAATGGCGGCCCTGCTCGGCGGCATGGGGGGCGGCATGGGCATGGGCGCCATGGGGGGCATGATGGGGATGGGAGGCTTTCCGCCACCCCCACCGGGCTGGGGCATGGGGCAGGCCAACGAACTGTTTGGTGCTTATCAGTCGGCTATGGACGAGCATCGCGCGGCCAACGAAGCCCGCTACGCCGAAGGGCATGGCGAACTGTCGGGCCTGCGTGACCGCAGTATGGATCGCGTGACTTCGCTGGGCCAGCAAGCCCGGCAAGACATTAACGACAACGCGGCCCGCAGTGCTGCATCGCGGCATTCGGACCTGGTGGCTCGCGGCCTGACCGCCTCGACAGCCGCCATTGCCAACGACACGGTGACCAATCGCGAGCGGAACAACGAGATGCGTCGCCTGGACGATATGCTCACCCGGCAGCAACTCGATGTCGACCGTTCGACGACTGGCGACCTCGTGGGATTCGTGGAGCGGCGAAACGACTTGCCGCCAGACTTTAACCAACTCATGGCGCTATCTCAGGGCCTGGGTCAATTTGGAGGCTCGGGTATGTATCCGTTCGGCTCGCAAATCAATCCATCGCTCTTTGGGGGCTCGGCCACGACCAACATGGGGCCGGCGTCGATGCCGCGATCTGGTGGCGTCGGTGGTGCGATGCAGCAGCAGCAGTCGGCCGGCAACCAGTATCTTCGCGGCGGCGGCATGACCAACCGCGGCCCTGGATCGCCTGGCACTGTCAGCGGTGCGTCGGCCGGTCAGTGGAACGTCGCCCCGCAGCAGCAAGCTGGTGCTCGCCCGCCGATGATCAACTATGGGCCTGGTTCGCCGGGGGTGGGTGGTGCGATGCAGCAGCAGCAAAACCCCTACCTGCGCGGTGGCAACCAGATGGTCAACTTCGGCCCTGGCTCGCCCGGCACGATGGGAGGCACCATGGGAGGCACCGACCTCAACGGCATGTACTCGCAGCTGCTGGCCCAGCAATACCAGAACGCGATGATGACGCCCGAGCAGCAAATGCAGCAGCAGTTTGGCTTGCAACAGCAGTCGCTTGGTAACCAAGCCGCACTCCAGCGGCAAGCGGTTGGCCTTGGCCTGGCGGGTGGCGCTCGCAACCGCGAGTCGAGCCCGTTCGATATCTTTGGCGGTGCGGCCGGCCAAGTGCAAGCCAACTACGCCCAGGCGATGCAGCGCTACCTGGCGGGCCTCAATCAGCCGCAGCAGGCAGCAGCCATGCCGAGCGGCGGCGGTGGCGGCGGCGGTGGTGGTGGTGCTTTCATGGGCGCGCCGATCATCCTTGGCGGCGGCAACGGCATGTTCCAGCAGCCGCAGCCGATGGGGCAGTGGGCTCTGCGTGGCGCGACGATGCCTGGCTACAGCGGCCCCGGCAATTACGGTCGCGGCCAGCAGTCGGCCCCTCGCCAGTCGCAGCGGCCGGAGAACTTTGCCTCGTTCGTGCAAGGTCGCCGTGACGGAGCGCAGCAAAGGCGGCAGGATCGCGCAGCAGCCGCAGGCAATCAAATGGCCCCTTACGTCAACCAAGCGCTTTCGGGTTTCTTTGGGCTGCCAGACCACCAAGCAGCACCCATTACCGCCATGCGCGATCTAGGCTTCGGCATTGGATCGATGAACGCCGGCACGAACATGTATCCCAACTCGCACCTCGACTACGGCAACAGCGGATACCAGACGGCCCCCAACTTGTCTGGACGTTTCGGTATGCAACCAAACTGGGGCATGCCGATGACTTACAATGTCCACGCCAACGGGCTGCCAAGCATGATCCCAAGGCACCCCAACGGACTTCCGAGTTTGTCGAATTAACGGCTTCCCTTCCCGTCTTAGTCTGGCATCATGGCAATCACGCTCGCTCCCAATCTGCCCGCTGCCGTCGTTGGCGGGGCTGCTTTCACGGCCGGCCAAGGCATGGCGGCCCGCTATGCCGAACAGCTTGCGCTCGAGCAAATGCAGCGCGACCGGCAGTTTGCGATGCAGCAAGCCTCCCTGGCCGAGCAGCAGCGGCAATTCAATCTCCGCGACGAACTGCAGCGTTCGCAAATGTCGCAGCAGGCCCAGCAGTTCCAGCAGCAGTTTGGGCTGCAAAGCGATCAGCAGCAGTTTGCCCAGCAAATGGGGCTCGCACAATTTCGGCAAGGCGCGCAGCAGGACAGCACCCGCAACGCCCTGGCCGCAGCCCAAATGCGACAGCAGGCGGCCCAGCAAGCGGCGAGCATGGCCCAGCAGGGCTTTCAGTTCAACACGTCGATGGTCGACCGCGAGCGGCAGCGGCAATTCGGCCTCATGGGCGAGCAGCTTGGCCAACAGAACGCGATGCAGCGAATGGCGTTCGATTTCCAGAATCGAGCCGCGCTGACTGGGGCCCAGTTGCAAGCTCAGCAGCAGTTTGCCGCCGACCAGAACGATGTCAACTTCCAGCAGAACGTCGCCTTGCAGGGAATGCAGGACCAGGCCCAGGACGCCCGCTCGCGTCAGAGCTACAGCCACCAGCTTGATATCATGCGGCAGCAGGCGACTGCCCGGCAAATGAATTCCGACTGGCAGGCGATTCAGGAGTCGTGGGGCGGGCTCGACGAAGACCAGCGCAACGAAGTGGTGGGGCAATTCCAAGAGCGCTACTCGTCGGCCGGACTGCCGATGCCGATCCGCGTGCCCGAGCCGGAGACTCCGCCCGAGCTTGACCCGCTCTGGCAATTGAATCAATTCCAGGAGCAATATCCTGGCGTGCCGTTCCGCGTGAACCGCGAAGGCGATATCGAAGTGCCGCGCGGGTTCAATCCACAAATGACGCCGCAATACTGGGAGCGGGAGCAAGAGCGAGAGCAGCGGCAGCATCAGTTCAAGATGGAGGAGGCGGCGGCCCAGCAGCAGCAGGCCGACTACGAATCGCGGCTGAGCAACAGCCAGAAGTACGCATCGGCGATGGCCACCGCCCGCAAGAATGCCCAGGCGATGTTTACTCGCGAGTCTAATGACGGCATCAAGACGACCAAGGTCTACGACGCCGAGGCGGCCCAGCCCTACATTCAAGCCGAAATGGTGCGGGCCCGCGGCGCTTACGTGCCGTCGCCACCTGGCCGGCCCCCGATTCCGCCTGAGTATCAGGGCATCCCCTACATTCTCTCCCCTCGCGAAGTCGAATACCTCAACGACGGTGAGCTTCACTTGGTTCTGGTCAACGGCCAATGGGAAGTTGCCGTCAAGGAACCATACGATGCCGAGTCGAATTCTGGCGGCGGACCCGCTGCAACAACCCCTCAGCCCACTCAGTCGCCTGCTAACGGTGGAGGAGGCTACCCCATGGGACTCCTCGGCATCTACAACCGCTAGCCCACCCCCGATCGACACCTGGCCGCTGGCCGAAGCTGGCGT